TCATCAACCTGATCGCCCAAAAACGCTACGCCAATGACAGAGAACAACCCTGCGCCATCATCACTGTCTCCGCCGTTTCCTAACCTCAGCAACGTCATCACCACAGATGATGTCAGCCAGAAAGGAACCGGCAGTTACAGGGCCGATTACGTCAACTGGTGCCGCGTCTCAAAGCTGCTCTTAGACAACGCTCCGGGCTGGCGGTTTCACATAGTCCATGCGCCTGACGGTGGCCACGTTTGGAAAGCTCCAAACGGAACTGGTTACGTTGTCGGCTGCTTTACGGGGCCAGATGGTGTGCGAACGCCTGACTTTCCGCAGGCGATCATGGATCACAAGAACAAGCCTGTTGCCTACGAGTCTGTTAGTGCTCGCGACGTGACAGACACACATAGGCGCGCCTTAGCGGCCTGCTCGGCCTTCACATTTGGGCTGGCCTGGCAGTTGTGGGCCAAAGAAGAGGTGGAGAACCCCATGCGCGAACCTGCGCCTGCGGAATCAAAGCCTGCGGCCAAGCCTGCAGCCAAAGGCAGAGGAATCATCCGTGGGGATGATCCTCTTGAAAAAGAAGATGTTTTCCAGTGCCTCGGGCTAATCCAAGAGCTTGAGGCCAATCCCGAAAAGATGAAAGCCTGCATCTCAGATTTTAGAGATGCCTTTAATCTGCCAGGCACAGCCAAGCTCAATGAGACCTTCACTATGGTCAAACATCAGACTTGGCTAAACGAAAACATCTGCAAGTATGTCTGAAGAGAAGACGCCACAGGCCCTGCAGGACGACAGGCGTCGCCGCAATCACTTTCAGGTTCGGCTTGATCAACAGCTAGCCGACCAGCTGCGCCATTACGCAGAGCAGCGCCATCACGGCGTAATCAACATGGCGCTCAACACAATCGTCTCCAAATTCTTCAACGCTAAAAACTGATGCTCAACATCACCGCACACGGCAACCTCGGCAAAGATCCTGAGGTGAAGCAGGTCAAGGACACCCAGGTCGCTGAGTTCAGCCTGGCCTCCCGCACCGGCAAGGACGAGACCACCTGGATCAACTGCGCCGTCTGGGGCACTCGCGCCGACGTGGTTGCCAAGTACCTCTACAAGGGGGCCAAGGTAACCGTGGTTGGATCTGGCAAGCTCCGCACCTACGAGAAGAAAGATGGCAGCGAGGGCAGCTCACTGGAGCTGCGTGTGTCTGACTTCACGCTGCCTGCCAAGGCCGATGCTCCTGGCGAAGGTCAGAGCAAGTCCAACTTCGACTTCTGATAATCGGGGCATCAAGCGTGCAGCACCGGAAACGGCTGCGGAGGTTGATTTTGGGCAACCTTTCACGGCGCTTCGTGTAAGTCCCCTCTTTTTTATGAGCACCCCAACCATCGAACAGGTCATGCAAAACGGCGCACTGGTGTGGCGCGTCCACCATGCAGGCATGACAAGGGAGTTCCGTGAAGACTGGCGCGCGCGCTGGCATTACGAACAGTGCATCAGGCTGAGCCGGACAAAAAAGCTAGGCAAACACAGCTAGCTGGGCAGCATCGCCTGATCTAGCGAGGCGATGTGCCCGACAGCCTGCTGAATCAGCTTTGTCTGGTGCCAGCCTTGGCGGGTTAGCGAGACGCACAGACTGCGTAACTTTTCCAAGTCGTCACAGTCGTGGATCTCGCGCACCGTCGCCTCTAAATACAGCTCCTCTTCCAGTGTCTGCTCGATGATCATCCACTCCATGGGAGCCGCGCAGCTGCTTACGCTATAGCGGGAACAATCAAGCGACGCTAGGCATAACCGTTACATGATTGTTGTAATGGCCCGTGAGGCGGTAACTCTTCATTGGCACCTCTGACATTTGATGGAAGACCATCTGCCCAATCTTCAAACCAGGCCACAAGCCCAGTGAATGATGCAGTCGCTCGTTCTTCAACTCCAGCGTCAGCTTTGACCCGTGCCAGCCTGGGTCGCACCAGCCAGCAAGCAGGTGATTAAGACCAGATCGTGCGCGGCTTGATTTGAGTACAAATTGGCAGCTGATGTCGTCGGGCAGGTTGAACAACTCAAATGTTTCAGCCAAGCAAAACTCGCCGGGGTGAAGCTTGAACGGGTCATCTTCTGTCCGGTGCGAAATGTCCACACGCACAAGCTCAGGGCCGTAGATGCTCTCGACCATCAGGTGGTCACCAAGCAACACATCTAGAGATGCCGGATTGACTAGCTCCTCATTGAAGGGAACGACCATCTGGCTTTTTTTGCATCTGGCGATGATCTCCCAGTCACACAGAACCGCCATTCATTGCCTTAAGAGTGCAACCTATTGTGCCTCGACAAATATGGCCCAGCCGCTCCTAGGGCCATTGACTTGCCAACGTTGATGAAATGCAGCTTGCCGCACGCTGACGCGATACCCAGAGAGTGCCGGGTTGTGAGTGCCTCTCTCAATATCTGGCAGACCAAGGGGGTCTGACATGAGCCAGCTGGCGTCGTTGCTGTATCGAGATTGGTAGCCGTGAATCACGCTCCAGTGGCCGCAAGTCTCGCTGCCGCACATCGGCGGCTCGCCGCGCATCATGTCACCTCGGTGATACCAACCAACCATCGGAGGAATACCGGCGTCAATGGCCTCCATTAGGTCTTCTGCATCAGCATTATCAACAAAGCGAACCTGCAGGCCCAGGCTCGTTAGCGCCTGGACGTGAGCGAACACAGAGGTTGTGTCGCCAAATTTTTCTCTGACCTTTTCGTATTGTTCCTGAGAGGAGATTTTTTTGTAGTACGCGGCCACAGCAGCTGCCGCACTTGTAAAGCACTTGCGCTCGCCGCCAGGCAGATCGAGCTGTCGAAAATAACGAGGCAAGAAAACCTCCTGGTCTATGCCACTCGCCTTCCAAGCTTGAAACCATTCCGCGTCCTCTTGGAGCAGCTCGGCAGGCATAGCCTCCTCCAGCTGCTTAATGGCAGCCATGCGATGCGGCACGTCTGGCCTATACCAGTCAAAGAACGGCAGCAGACTCAGCACGCCGGTCACCGTCAAAGCTGGCCCGATTTTGCTTGATCGCAAGTAACTGCGCCAGAGCTGTATCCAGCGATGAACACGACCATTGAGCCGCAAAGCAACAGCGTGACCGCGCTGCCTGCAATAAACCAGCCAGTTGCGGAGAACGCGGATAGCTTCATTTCTCCACACGAGTATCCGGGAGGAGCAGTTCGCGTGCTTGCTTGCAAAAAAGGTCGTCTATGTCATTGTCCGTCCTGGCGACGATCTTTTCCAGCATCGCCACAATCAATTCTTTGAACGCTCTTGATTTCCACATGGTCATCAAGATCGGTTTGAGAATTAAAAGCATGGGACTGCTTTGAACTTCACCAATACCTTAGTTCCGATTGCTGTGACCTTCCAATCTGGCCACTGACTGCTCAAGATTTGCCAGTCGCGCAAAAATCTCTTGATCGCGAGTCCTGATGTCTGCGTGGAGAACATCAAGCCGACTGGCTAAGTTGTCGACAGCGGTGGTTAGTCGTATTAGTGAGTCGCGCCCCTGCTGGCTTTGACGGTTCATGCCGGTCAGCCCAGCAGACGCGACGCCGACAGACGCCCCAGCGACAGCAGCCCAAACCTCAACCACCATTCGACCCCTAGCGTCAAACCATCATGGCAGAGACCAAGGAAACGCAAGGCCAAGAACAGGAAGACCAGGGCCATGGCTGGCTTGGCGATCTTGTCCGCATCACGATCATGCTCTGGGCCATGGGCATCATCACAGCCAACTATTTGGGTTACTTCAAAGGATCGATTGATGTGACTTTCTCGGCTTCGCTGCTCGCCTCAACCGCTAGCACCTACGGCCTGACAATGAATAGAACAGGGAAGAAGAAAGAAGAGAAGAACGTTATCGTTGAGAAAGATTCCAAAGCTGGCATCAAATGACCCGCGCACTTTTGGTATTGGGCATCACCTTGTTGGCTGCCCCTGCCCATGCTGACATCACCCACAAGCTGACCCAAAGCGCCCAGATCAGCGTTGACCAGGCGTACAGCTCAGCAACTCGTTTGGGGTCGACCTACTCAGTCACAGGTTCTGGCGTAACACCTTCAGTCACTTCAGGCGGCTCAACAACGAGTGGAGCAATTGGCGGTCTCAACCTCAGCAGCATCACCGATGGAGTACCGGCGTTGACTGACACTGACTTCACACAGAGCACCACTGGCGAGTCATTTTCTGTAACTGAGGCATACGTTGAGGCTGACACGATACCGAGCGCAACTTCAGTGACAACCGGCAATGTCACAAGCCTCCCGGCATTTGGCTCGGTTGTGACCGGCTCTGGAGGAGTGGCGGGGGATCTCGCTGCCACAGCAAATGCGGCAGGTGACATCTCGATTACTGCAGGCGGAGCTGGCACCAGTGGCATCCTTTCCAACTCGCAATCCATTGAAATTGACTAAAGCTTGGTTGCTGTTGTTGCTGCTGCCCCCTGCAGCATTTGGCGCACCAATCACGCCACAGTTCACAACTGGCACACTCACCAGTAGAACTGAGTCAACGACACAAATAAATGAGCAGATTGTTAGTCACAGCTTTCGCACTGGCTACACATACTCAGCAATGGGCAAGAACGTTCGACCCACAGAAGGTTCAGCTATATCCCCTGAAGCCACAACGACAGGCGCACAAACTGTGGCTGGCGTTAGCTTTGGCTGGACATCACCAAAACTAGACACCAAACCTCAATGGGAAATCGTCAACCCTGGTGGCGACTGGAGCCTGACAGAATCATTCCTTGCTCCGGGACTCGACAACGTCACAAATATCACGCGCACCATAACCACAACATCTGTCACGGAAAGCACCTCGGTCTTCAAATAGCATTGGCGGTCTTTACGGCTGCACCGTCACTAGCAAACACCACAGTTGCATCCCCACAGGCAACGAGTAGTGGCTCAGTTACGAATAATGCGTACCAGATGCTTACGGGTCCGTTTCCTATCTATCGAATGTCGCAGGGCATACAGTGCCCAGGACCCACGATGAGTGTCAGCCCTTTTGTTACTGGAGGTACGAGCTGGGCAACGCCATATTCAAAAACAACAAGGGTGCCGGTTTATTCAACAGCAGACGCAGATGAAAACGGCGAGCCTGATAGTCCTGGGAAAATTCTCTACTACTCAGAGGTGCCACGCTACGAAAAACACAACCACGATTTGAATTTGGGAATTACTGCAACGTTCACAATGCCGCTTGATGGCGGATTGACGCAACGTTGTAAGCGGGCTGTTGAGACAAACATCAAACTGCAAGAGCAGTTGCTGGCCACCAAAAGATTGGAGCACGAATTGTTCCGGGCACAGCAGTGCGGGGATTTGGCGGCCAAAGGCGTCCAATTCGTTGGGCGCATGGCGGTGGTATGCAGTGACCTAATTGTCACAGTGCCGCCAGTCAAGATGGCGCCTCACACGCACGCTATTTCCGCGCCTTCCGCTGCGCCTGCCTCCGCAAGAAAGTAGAGGGCCGCGCCTCTTGCTTACGAGTCACAATCTCCTTCGCCTTGGTTAACAGCTTCTTCACCACGGGCTTGATGATTCGGACCAAAAACGGCGTGCTTAGCGCAGCTGTGGTGGCAACTACCGCAATCCCTGCGGTCTGTGCCGCTTCATAGGGCGACGGCACCGCTTTAATCAGCTGCTCTGTCACCGGCACGTTCCGGTAAACCTCTTTGCAGACGCCATCGACCAGCTCGTAAGACTCCAGGATCTTGCGGCCGTTCGGTGACAAGGTGCCCACCTCTGTGGCATTCGCTGGCGGACACTTAAGCTCTAGCGGCTGTTTTTTCTTTGGGGGAAACTTTGGCTTGGCTTTTTGCCCTGCCGGGGTTTTTTGTTCCTGTTGTCTTTGTGCAGGCGCTGCTTGAATGATCTCCATATTTTTTGGATCCCAGTCCATCGGCGTGTAACTAGGGATTTGACCTTCAGGGCAAACGGTAAATACCCCGTTTGGATCATCCTTTAGCAAAGAAGCGTTTAACTGCCCATCTCTGTGGATATGTGCGCAACCTGGCTTTTGATAAACCAGCGCAGGGGGTAAGCTCTGCGTGACCGGCGGCGGCAATACATGCGGCTCAGGGATGGGCCGTATCTCAATCGTCGGAATCTCAATATCAGGAATGTCCGGCATGAAGTCAGAGCGGTTTACAGCAGGTCAGCTCTTCATAGAACGTACCAAGCACCGGGAGGGACCGCCGATTGTTTATACGGTCTCGAACGGTTTAACATCTCGGCTCTTTACCGATAACAAACGGATGCTTGAGTTCATCCGTTGGCCCAAGTCAACACCAACCGGAATGGCTATCAGAGAATGGCTAGCTTCGTTTGAGCAGAAACAAGATGCACCCGCGCCAGAACTCGACATGGCGCAGGTGCAGCGTGAAGGCTTCGGGCCGGAATGTCATGACCCAGAGGATCCGACTGCCAACACTAAAATGGTGACGTGATCGCAGGGCCTGTCTCCGTTGGCAGCTTTGGCATCTCAGGCATCTCTGGGACGGGCACTTGATCAAGGATCGTTTCCGTCAGCTCTAGCTTCATGTTGCTCATGTAGAGCTTCATCATTGACGGAACGCGTGTGTAAGCCATCACGCCAATGACAGCCAAGACCGTTGAAATGGTGAAGCCAAGAACGCCGAGGAGATTAAACACCTTTTGCACAACTTACCTCCAACCTCTAGGCATTGGACTACCAAAATTAAAAGCAGGTAGTCCACCCTTTGGCATTGGAGTCCCAAAATCAGGCGGCGCGCCTTTAGGCGCTGGAATCCCAAAATTGATTGGGGGCTTGGGCTTAAACCGCTTGCGGGGTATGTGAAGGAATTCACCCCTGTTGTGCTTTTTGCTTTTCTTGGCCTCTGCTTCCGGCGGCATTGCCACCAGTGGCAGAAGGATTGCACCAGCGAGAAAAAACTTGAGCATGGTTGTTGAGGTAAACAAAAAGCCCCCGCGCTCTGCATAAGTACGAGGGCTCCCTGCTGACTGTGTGAGGAGTCGTCTGAGTTATAGCTCAGAAAGAGTATTTGGCCCCTACCTTCAGGCCATAACCAGCATCGACGTCATCAAACTTGGCAACAGAAACTTCGCCGTAAACATCGAAGGATTCAGACACAGTCGCACCAATGCCCATCTTGCCTGAGAAACCCAGCTCAGCATCGCCGCCATCAGGCTGGGCATAAGCAGGACCGCCTTGGATATAAAGGCCATCCTTCTCGTAGCCCACATGACCCTCTAGCAGACTTGAATTGAAGTCCGAGCCAGTCCAACCAGCGTTGAACTCAGGGTTTAGGTAAAAACCTTCGGCTTGAGCAGGAGATGCCAGCACAGCTGCTGAAACGGCGACACCACTCGCAATGAGAAGTTTGAACATTTGGAAGAGAACTAACGTTTTCCTTGGCCACGGTATCTCTTTTTGCCCTTTTTGGGGCGTGAGTGTTGACCATTTCCTTGCGTGGTCCGTTTGGGTTTACCGACAACGAATACTTGGCCGTTAAGTGACTTGGCCATCAGTAGCCGTCAGTTGAAGTCAAGTTCTGATATTTCAGGGCAAGACCAGTGAACAGACCATGCTGAGGATGGCTGATCATGTCGCGGCCATCAAGGAAGAACAGCTCTTCCAACCACAGCGTTCTAGCCGCCATAGCCTGCACGTCCTCCGCTCCAGGCTTAGCGGCAATCATTGGGTCAGGTCGCTGCATTCGCTTTCAGCTGTTCCACTTCGGACTTTAGCTCCTGTATTGCTTTGACAAGCATTGGAACGAGCTTTCCGTAGGAAGCCTCAAGACGGTCAGGATTATCATCCATCACTAAACCGAGATAATCAGCGTCTGCTTCGCTTTGCGCAGATTGCAAGTCTTGCGCAATAAACCCAGCCTCATACGTTCCATCCTTGCTGTTACCGTCGCGTGTCTGCCACTGGAACTTGACGGGGTTGAGGCTGTCGATAAATGCAAGGCCCTCGGGTAATTCTTGAATATCAGTCTTGTCGCGTGCGTCAGATAAAGCTTGAATTGTTTGCACATTGCACCGAAAAGCTTCAATGTTTGAATCGCCTAATCTGATCTGATTGTTAGCTGACGTAGAACCGACGTCAGCGTTGTAACCTATAATGATATTGTTTGAGCCCGTAAGTAAATTATTTCCGGCACTTCTGCCTACTATAGTGTTTTTTGTGCCGGTGTTTATTGAGCCTCCGGAACCATTACCTATGCAAATGTTGTCGCTACCAGATGTAATGGATCCGCCAGTATCTTGGCCTAAAAGCGTATTAGCATCTCCGGTAGTAATGTTTCCTCCAGAGAAAGCGCCAATTCCGGTATTGCCTTGCCCGGTTTGAAGACTAACCAGGGTCTGACACCCGAAGCCAGAATTGTTCCCTCCTGACGGAGGGTTAGTGCTGCCTGAGCCCTGTCCCGAGATATAACCAACAAACGTAGAATTGCGTAAAGATGTTGCATTTTTTCCTGCCTCGTGGCCTATAAAAACATTATCAGATCCGGTAAGACTTTTTCCGGCTTTGCTGCCTATTAAAATGGTCTTGTCGATATCGGCTTGCCCTGCCTCATACCCGATACATACAAAGTTCTGATCATTTACGGCGTTCAGCGCCGCTCCAGAGCCAATAGCTACTCCTCGGTCGGTGCCTTCTCCATCCTCTAGGGCTTTGTAGCCAATTGCTACGTTTGACTTACCACCTGTTATAGAACTGCCACTATTTGTTCCAATAAAAATACTTTCATCAGCAGCACCGCTATCAGTTGTTTTTGCGTCGGTAAGATCATTCAGGCTGAACGTACTGGTGCCGTTTGACGCTGCAGTAATTCGTCCCTGAGCATCTACAGTTAAATTTGTGCTCGTGTAACTTCCTGCTGTAACAGACGTATGTGCCAACTTGGCTCCTGTTACGGAATTGTTCACTAGCTCTGCTGTACCCACAGAGTCATTCGCCAGCTTCGCCGCAGTTACAGAGTTAGTTGCAAGCTTTGCTTCTGTTACACAACTATCGGCCAACTCAGATGTAGATACGGAGTTGTTTTGTAGGTTGCTTGAGTCGACAGAGTTATTTGCCAGCTTTGCAGCCGTAACTGCAGCATCGGCAATGTAAGCAGTTGCGATTGGCGTTCCGTTCCAAGCGCCCGATGTGATCGTTCCAACCGACGTCAGGTTTGAGGCAACTACAGCCGAGCCCAAGCCAGTGGCGTTAATAACGGTTGCACCGTTGATCTTGTAATCGCTGCCAGATGGGCGATCAAACAGATTTGACCCCGTAATCTTTTTGGTCGCGTCCGAGGTGACGTCAACAACTGGAACCACGTCGGTATTGCTAAGCGACGTGAGAGCTGGCAGTTGTGTGATTTTGACGTCAGCCATCTGATTTACGCAATCAACAACAGATTAACTCGTTTACCAGCTGGAGGGTTTGCCAGATGCTTGGGTCGGCGTGATCTGCTCAACAATGCGTGCAGCTAGTTGCTCTTGAATGGCGGTCACCTTTTCAGCGCCACCAAGCTTGGCCTGCACAGCTGCCACGATGTCAGCCTCAGTCAGATCCTCAAAGGCAGCAAAGGTGCTAGGACGATCCAAGCCAACGCTGCCATAAACGCCTGAGTTGTAGGCGTTGCCTTCAGAATCAACCTGATCGCTGATTGCGGTCACGGTGTAGTGAGCCGTGTGAGCGAATCCATCCGACAGATTCCGTTGAAGGTCAGCAATCTTCCAAACGTAGGTGTTAGCCATAGTGAAGTGAAGTCAGAGGAAGTTTACTTAGCCAGCCTCAAGGGCTGCAACTTTGGTTTCTAGAGTTTCAATTTTGGCGATTGCTTCTTGTAATGCTGCAGTTAGCAACGGCACCAGCTTGGACTGATCAATGCCTTGGTAAACAGGGTTGCTGTCATCATCGACCTCGTTGTGCGTTCCAGTAACAGCTTCAGGGACGACAGTTTGCGCTTCATGGGCCAAAAACCCATCAACCGTTGTTTCTGCATCAACAATGAAGTTGAAGCGTTTAGGCGCAAGTTGTTTGACGCGAGTGATAGCATCGCTCAGGTCAACAACGTTTTCTTTTAGGCGATAGTCAGAGGAAGTATTAAAGCTGGTGGCACTGTTATTGACGCTAATGCCGCCAACCGATGATGTCCCTTTGAAGAATAAAGCAATATTTCCATTGGAATTGGTTCTTTGTAGAGAAAGTGACTCGCCGTTACTTCTTGAAGCAACAATTATATTGCTTGCATTCAAGTTAATTCCTGATGTTGAGCCAGACCCTAAATCAAGCACAGATGTCGTATTTGCGAGAATATGGCCCGCTTGGGTAATCCGCATCCGCTCTGTTGGGCTGCTTGCACCGTCCGCTGTGGTACGAAACTGTAAACGTGATGGCTTGTCGTCATCGGCGTGCGATCCATCTGCCTCACATCTAATTTCTGCGCACTTTTGATACGACCCAGCATCGTTTCCATAGAATGAAATTTTGCCGATGTCATCGCCAGCAACTACACCAGTTCCATCTCTGCCAAGAGCCAATTGAGCGCCAGTATCGGCCTGTATTTGCAGCTTTGCAGCGGCGTTACTTTCTAAAACTGCAGTTGTATTTACCAGTACCTTTCCACCGTTGTTAATGCGCAATCGTTCGCTACCAGCTGTATCAAAACTAAGAAAGTTGGAACTATGGTCATAAAGAATTTTGCCGACTTGTGCATCTGCAGAGTCTCCGAAAGAAATTCTGCCAGTGTTTGCAGCTGGTGAGCCAATAGTAATTCCAGTGTTACCGTCACTTTCAACAAACAAATCATCGGCGCTTGCATTCGGATTGACGCTTGAATCTGCACTTGTGATATGCAGTTTTGCATTAGGCGTGCTTTTCCCAATGCCAACGCGATCAGTATCCGCTTTGACAAACAGCGCGTGAGTGCCAGCCTGTGACTCCACACGGAAATCACAAACTGAGCCGGAGTCGTTAACTACAAACTCAGAGTTGCCAATCTCAAGGCGCTCTATCCCTTGAGTTGAGAAGTTAATTTTATTGGATGCACTTCTACTGATGCCGGTATTAAGGTCCGAACCGAAGGCAAGTCCAGGCGTTGAAACTGACCCATCCTCGATCAGCATCGTGCCATCAAGTTCCCTCAGCTTGACCCAGCCGTTATTGGCGCTGTTCCTGATCTTCAGGATATTGGTATTAGTGTCTGCCCAGAACTGATAGGCGTAGGTTGTTGAAGGGGCAGAGCTGCTGCTGTTGTTGCTGACGATTGCCGCTAGGGCATTGTTCAAGTCAGAACGGACTGCAGCTCCCGTTCCATTAGCAATCACATAATCGTGAGTAGCCATGCCTCAGCCTGTTTTGGACAACATTGCCTCTATGTTAAACCGCCTTGCCATAGCCCACAGCTGCATAGGTGAAATTCCTGTCAACATTGGCATCGCTGGAGTTCAGAATGTCTACGTCGAAGCCAGTGGCACTAACGTTGCTGACGTTTAGGCGCTCACCGTTGCCAAGATTCTGAACCGTGACTGCAACGCTCGGCAAATAAGCGTTTGTTCCACCCAACGATGCTGTGCCCGTAAAGAACGCCTTGTCGAAGGTCACGCTCTTGGTGCTAGTCCCTGAAGCGATGGTGCCGTTGCTGTTTTCTTGACGACGCTGGAACGTCGCCTCATAACCCAACTCGTCAACCAGGATATTCTGAGCAATGTCAGAGCTTTCCAATTCTGCCTTGAACTGGAACGCCCTGGCTTCAAACGTTCCAGACACAAACTCCTGCCATGCACTATAAGTTGGCGAGCCTGACGGGTTGCCATTGGTGCTCCTGAAATACAACTTAGCGTTCACTGCATCGGCTTCTGTGCCGTCAAAATCATTCCATTTATCAACCTTGGCTCTGCGAGAATCGATTAGATCGCTAGGGAAGAATGCTCGTGTGACAAAGCGCCGCTCCAAATCCAATGAGAACCGTGCGCCAAGGTCCAATGTATTTACAAACTGATATTCAGCAGAACTGAGAATGTCACCGATGGTATCAAAAGATGGAATGTCGTCGAAAAACCCTGCAACAACGGAACCATCTTGCTCAACTACAAAACCATCCAGGGTTTGATCACCGTCAATAATCAGTGCATCTAAATCGTCGTCGTAGAAACAGTTCGTTTTTGTGCCTTGGAATGGCGGGCTGTCTGTGTCTTCTCTACGAGTTTCAACCGCAAGTCGTCCCAGTGTGTCCGGGAACTGCACAATGACGCTTGTTGGGTTCGTGCTCTTGTTGCCTAAGTCATCTTCAAACTTGGCGAATATCTCACCCTTCACCAACGGCACGATCGCTTCAGTTGAGTTACCAGGGACAGAAGGAACTAGGCGGGCAGAATTAGGCCAGGTTGCTGTGCCGTCAGACTTGTTGCTGTGTTTAATAACAACCTTACCGTTCACCTTCACATCAAGGTCAACAGTTTGATCCCAACGCAGGCGGGCGCTGTTTGCACTAATCGGTTCAATCGATAAATTCTGCACATCGCCAGGCACAGCAGTCTTGCCGACAAGATCAAACGATGCCGTTGAAATCCTGCTTTGCCTACCTAGGTAGTTACGGGCTAACACTTGCACCTTTAGCCTTCCAGAACGCAACCCCCGCAGTGTGATCGAAGGGTTACTGGTAGTCAGCGTCGTAAAGTTGTCATCGTCTAGTTTGTACTCAACCAAGAAATCAGTAGTATTAACTCGATCATGGGTCCAGCTAAAATCAAAACCAGTATGAACCGTTTGACCTTCTTGATATAAGAACTCAGTGCCTGTAAGACCTTCCGGAGCAGCGGGCTTACCAGAAAGATTAGTGATGTCTCGTGGCCTTAGTGCTAAGTCACTTTCAACAGCTGCATAAATTGATTCATTATATGCAACTGCGCTGATGCCGTAAATGCCATCACCAGCTTCTGCTACCGAAAGCACGCGAAATTGTTGCGCCTCAATATCAGAAGTTTCAATTAGATAAACAGCCCCTGCGCTGGGTACTTCGCTAAAAGGGCTAGTAACATTAATGGTCGTTCCATCGACAATATCGATCGTCCTGGTCTCAACCAAGCCGGTAGACATCAAAATAGAAATCGTTGGACTGTTTGAGAGGTTTATTGATAAATTTGTATCGCTATCGATTGCGATAATTTGTGTGCTCGCCGCCGAATTTATTCGTCCGCTTCTGCGCGTTCCACCGCGCAATGGGTCGGCAATGTTGACCACCATGCCTGGGCGAAGAACAATTCCGCTATCAATGGCAACCGCAAACTCACAAGTCTCGGTCAAATTTTGCTCAGATAGTAACGCCCACTTTCCAAGACGATGCGCCTGGCCTTGGCTGTAACAACCAATAGCTTTGATGTCCTTTTTAATAATGCCGTATTTAGCAACAGCAGCATGGTCTTCTACATATTCATATTCAATATCCCCACGAGTGTCGTATGACTGCCACCCCACCACAGCAACGGTGTGACGGGTCTTTTGAGCAGAGCCTGAATAAGAAAACGTTCCGTTAACTACGTTAGACGGACCAAGCAAGTATTGCGCATCGGTCGGCTTGTCCTGCAGCAACACCAACGATCCAGCTCCGTAATAAGCAATGCCACGGAAAATGGCAGTCAGCTGCTGAATAACGTTGAAGACCTCATCACGGCTATTGATGAGAATGTTGAGGCTAAAGCGTGGCTCTTGACCGCCTTTTCCATCGTCTACAAGTTGGTTACAATACTGAGAAATTGCAAAAAAGTCATAGCGGTCGAGCGTATCTTCTGGCACAGACGCCCCATATCTGGTCGAAATCAAGAGGTCGTATAAGCACCAACTAGGATCGTTACACCAAGTAGCAGCCTGAAAAGTTCCATCCCAAACGCCGGAATAAGTAATCCTGCCAAGGTGCGTTGTTGTGTCTACTGTCGCGTTACTGGGAATCTTGACCTTAATGCCCCGGATAAGATATTTGCGGGTTGGGATGGTGCCAAACTGACGGGAGTCAAATCGCAGGGCAACTAAAGCACTGTTGGGATAACGGAATTTGTCGGTAATAATTTCGCTGTAAGTTGACCAAATCGTTAATCTATTACGCTTTGCGCTGGTGTCATCGGTACTGACACGAACCATCCGAATGTCAACGGGGAATGCTCCGTCAAGATTGATCAAGTAGTCACGCTGATACCTTGCGCTGCTCTTACCGGTGATCGCGTCGTTAATAACGTCGTTGTATCCACCGCCGTTGTACTGAACTTGAATTTTTATGGTGACTGTAAGGCCCTTAATATCACCGTCATCCTCAACCTTGAAAAGCGATGGAATTGTCAGGGTGACACGAACACGATCAACTTCAGTGTTTGTAATTGATCGAGTAACAGGACTGCCATTAGTAACTTCGGTATTAACTGCATTTTCAGACTGCGTGGCCCCGAACCCTGGGATGTGAGCTTGCCCTTGCGTTCCGGTGCGTGTGACAATCGTAAAATTTTTGAAATTTCTGCTGCCGTCAGCTGCCTGAACAGGCGTGTCGTCTAGAAAAATGCTTTTGTTGCCGTCTTCTAAGCCTTGAATTTCGCCTTCGCTCAATAAGTCAAGAACACTGGCAAACTGTACTGACTGAAGGCTGTCGTCATCTTCTGAAGGTGTACCACCGCCACCGCCTTTGCCGCCGCCACCGCCTGCGCCAACAATGTATTTAGTCTGAGTCATCAGTTAAAGAAGTCGTCGCCGTCGTTGTCTGGGTCAGATTCAGACCCTTTCATTACCTCCTTAACGTTAAGGCCGCTGGAGATAACTGCCGATCCAACAAATACCCGTCCATACGCTATCGGCACTGGCAAGCCCTGCCTTGCTGTGTTGACGACGTTCGAGAAACTAAAAGATTCGAGCCGTACAGATTCGTCAAGATCTTGAAGCTCAGGCTGTGGGGAAAGCAGTTGTGCAACACCACTGAGAACCAAGCCGATGCCAAGCGTGCCAGCGGCAGCTGCAAGGCTTGCTCCAAAACCGGCACCTGCAGCTGCTCCAAAGCCACTTGCGCCGCCCAATCCAAAGCCGACAGCAGGGTTTGCAATCGCAACAGCAATCAACACAGCACCAAGCAAAATCCGACCAAAGCCACCACCCGCACCAGCAACCACAGGCGTGATGCTGAAAACCTCGCGGTCGCTAAAGGGCATCAGCAGTGGAGCGACATTCTCCTCGGTCACTTTCTCTTTGCTGACTGCTACGCGGTAGCCAACGCCGTCTTTTTCACTGTCAATCAACCACTTGTCTAGACCGGGGAAATTAACGCACAATGCCTTGATTGCTTGCGCTGGTGTCGATACGTCAAACTCAAACCGGCATTGGCCAAGCCGTTTACGCAAAGCGCCGTAGACCTTAACGACCTTCATGCCTCAAGGCGCAAGCAGTGCTCTTGCCATAGTAACTGCTGCCAAGGGTGTAAACATCCCTGCTGGAAAGCCTTCCCTGCACATGATGCAGCACCTGCTGATCACCCATATAGATCGCTGCATGGTTCGGCAACGGTGAAACCAGATTCATCAAAATCAAGTCACCGCGCTGCACTTCCTCAACCGGAATCTTTTGAAACCCCTCCGCAGCAAAGTTGTCTAGATACAAGTTCTCGCCGCGATCCCAAAACTTGTCTCGACGGTCATAATCCCGTAGCTGAATGCCGTATTCCCTTGCGTACCAGTCCCGCACAAGGGTGTAGCAGTCCACCACGCCAAACACGAACTCACGTCCCACATACGGAAGCTCGAAGCCCTCTGGCTCGCAGTAGCCCCAGCCTTCAGTTTTTGGGTTGACAATGAACCATGGCAAACCGGACTTTTCGCACGCCACACGATCAGCTGGTGATGGAGCGGGGTTGGTCTTCGGATGGCTGTGGACAACAGCTATCACCTCACCCTTGTCCTCTACTTCGTTCCAGCCGTCAAGAACAAAGTGTTCGCCAGGGGCTTCAGCAATATTCCGGCACGGGAAGTAACGCCGACGCCCTTTGACAACGGCAATCAAACCACAGCTTTCACGCGGGAACTCATCTTTTGCCTGCTGAAGAATCTCAGCCTGCATCGTTGCTGTCAGCTTCATCATTGCGTCAGTCCAGCTCCAGGGAACGATCCAAACGGAAGGTCACCGTTGTTGCCGAATCGCAGCCTGCAACTTTCAACCCGCTTGCCACATACATCCGCAGCCAAGGTGTCAACAGTGTTGCCGTTCACGTCGAAGTAGTTGCTGCCGGTGTAACTGCACTCACTGCTTCTATAAACCCATTGACAGACGTTCGCGACGATCTGACGTTTTGGCAGCTTCTGGCCCGCAAGGTCAAACTTGCTAGCTAGCTCAAAGGTCACACTATCCCGAGACTCATTAGCCTTCCGGTCGATAAACCAGCGTTCATCAGGGAACTTGGCGTTTGGATCGGCTGAAGGAGCAAAACCCGAAATAGTCAGGATGTTGTCTCCAGATTGCGTCACCAGTTGATTCCCGCCTTGGGTGATCAAAAAGTTTGGTGTTACAAAATTAGCGGCATCCAAAAACTTTCTGAGCGTTCGGATCCGGCGAACTTCCGCTCCACCAAGATCATTGCCTGCAGTAGTTGCATTAACCAGTAGCAACAATGTGGTAATCGTGCCATCAAGGTTACTGATCGTCAGTGTGGGACGAGGCAGCGTACCAGTGTTTGTGTACTCAAAGCCTTCTGCTTTGACCGGTAGCCGTGTATAGGTCTGCCCATTGAAAACAATGTTGCTATCGACCTTTTCGTTTGACCCTGCGTGGAATCGGTAAATGTCACTGCTGCCGTGCAGTGCTGAATCCAACCTCACCTCAAACAATTCGATAATTGCACTGGGGCTTAGCTGCGACAGCTCTGCATACGCAGAAGCGATCGCCGTCCAAACACAGGTGTTGTCTGTGATCGTGCTGCCAATATCTGTCGGCCAGCTGGGTTCAGATGATGCCGACGTGCCAGCAGTCGTACACCGGAAAAACAAGCCAGACGCTTGATTTGTCGTAGCTCGTCGGATGTCCCCAACGGAAAACGCGGTGCTAGCGGCCCAAGCTGCTACTGCCATTACGGTTCAAAGACTTGACGGAACGTTGCCAGAATTGTGGCGCGATTCAAGTACGGAATCGACTTGGTCCACTCCTCGCAGACGAACTTAGACGCACTGTTTTCACCAGGTGGCGTGAAATCAAAGCTTGCGTTGTCAACTGCCCGTGCATCCAAGAACGTTTCGATCGTGTCGGCATCAGCCTCCGACACCTCAAACGTCAGATTAAAAATCTTGGGGTTTTGATTGAGGCCATACGTCAGCCTAGCTTCGTAGCCGTCACCGAACTGCACCTTGCGAACGTTTGGTGCGCTGCTCTTTTGCAGCCCATACGTCGGTGTGATTGAAGGGAAAGTAGCCATCAGCTTGCAAGTAAACCGCCAGGACGTTTTTGCTTGATCAACTCAGCCTGCACTGCAACGCCAAGCATTGCACCAAGTCTTGATGCTTGATCTGAGTCGCCTTCAACAGATGAGCCAGAAGCATCCACGTTTACGGTTACGTTAGCCCCGCCCATTGCACCGTTTGGAACAATCGTTCCGGCACGATCAGGAACAAACAGCTCAGGACCACGTTCTCCAACGATTGACGGACGACCAACAGGTGGGCGACCACCATTGGCAAACTTTGGTATTGCACCAAATGGAATTTTATATCCGCCAGGGCCAGCAGTTGATCGAAACGGGTTGAACCCCTGCAAAGCGTTCAATAGTTGCTGCTGAAGAATCAGCATTGCCATCCGCTTCAAAACGCCAACAAGAGCCTCAGACAGCGATTTAGAACCTTCTACTGCGGCCAAAATTCCATTAACAATTCCGTTGCGGAGCGTGTCGTTCAGCTCATCGTACTGAGTCTTTTGATTTGCAATCGCTTGACTTAGCTCATCCTGATACGCTATCTGGGCTTCAAAGCCTTCAACTGCTCTCTGTATATCTTTTTCGCGCTGATCTGCAATCTCCTTATCGATCCCAAAGATCTCTTGCCTGAAATCATGTATCGCCTGCTGAAGTTCGTTCTCTCTCGCAACAGGCCCCAAGTTGCTCTCAGATATTTTCTGCTTCTCAATCATGAGTTTCAAGGTTGCCGCTAAGCGTTGCTGCTCGGCTTCCTGTGCGGCTCTTAATTGACTGTTAAGGGCAGCCAATCGTTGAGACATGTCTTTGACGGGATCGCTGACGCCACCGCCATCGCCACCTAACCCGGTTGTTGGCTTTGACTTTTCAGCTCGTTTTTTTGATAACGCGGCTTCAAGCTCTGCGATTTCACTTTGTAAACGTGCTAAGCGCGAAGTGTCAGCCGCACGACCCTCACCGCGCCCTTGCAGCATCATGCGCTCTTGAAGGGCAAGGCTTGCTTTTTTAGTGGCAAGCTCGTTCTCAAGCATCTCAAGCGTTCCGTCTTTAAGAAGCTTGTTGAAATCGCTTTGTCCCGTAATCGCTTGACGCAAGGCATCAGCAATCCCGACAATGCCACCAGCAACAGCAAGGAATGGCAAGCCAATCATCAATGCCTTGCCTATGCCTAACGCTGTGTTCAATGCACCTTGCGCTGCTGCAGTCAGATAAATCTGAGCACCAAACGCCTTATACATGGCAATCTGCGCACCTATGACGCCAGCCAGCTTCGTGGCGATAAACGCATCAACGGCTTTTTTAAGAGCAATAACTGCAGTTGTAATCAAGCCAATCTGCAGCGCGGCTTGACCTGCAGGAGCTGGAATCTTGCTTATCTGCCTAAACACCGCAGCGAGAGCATTGGCTGCAGCTGTAGCTGCTGGCTCTATTCCTTTGCCGAGCGCCACAGCAGCGTCGCCAGCATTTTCAGTAAGCAGATCGAGTGCGCCAGCGAAGCCCTTGCCAGCTGCTCTCGCAGCGCCGTCATACTGGCCTTTAATAGTGTCAAGAATTAAAGCCTGAGCGTCTAGCAGCTTTCCAGAGTCCACCAGCTTTTTGATGGTCTCCGTCTGCGCCTCGTTAAACGTGATGCCTGAACGGCTCAGTGCAGTCAAGCCACGTTTTGGATCTTCAAGCGCCTTGGCGAGCTGGACGGTTGCACTCTTGACATCTGTGCTCATTACTTGAGCAACATCAGCGGCAACTTCAGCAACGTCTGTGAACGACTGAACACCAATCGCACGGAATGAAGTCAGGATGTTGAACGACTGGATAAAGTCATCCTGAGAGAATAAGGTCGCATCACCTAACTCATCAGCTGCTGCATTTAACCGCTCAAGCTGCTTTGAACCGCCAGCACCGATACGCTCTAGCTGAGACGACAGGACCTTTAAGTCAGCCTCTCTCTTCCCAAAAGCAGCCAGCGAGCGATTGGCAAGAGTCAGCGCGCCAGTCAGCGCCACCATCGGGCCGACAACACTGCGGAAGCTAATACCAAACCGCTGGATATTTGCTGTTGCGGTGCCAGCTCGCTTGCTCGTCGTGTTGAGCGTTTGGTTTAGCTGCTTGCTGGCATTGTTCGTCTGATTCAGCGCGTTGACTGCATCACGCGCGTCTACCCTGAGCTTGACGTTGGATTCAGCCACGACAACTCAACGGCAATAGTCGAAGTCTACCGCCGCTGACGTTTCGCGCGCTCCATTGCCCTTTCCTCGTTCTCGGCTTTCACCTCATAGAACGCAGCAAAGTGAACAAGCTCCGCATCGGTTAATTCCGTGCGAAGCCTGCTCACTGTCATCCCTAATTCGCAGGCCAGGAAGAACTCAAAGTAAGTCCAGCTGTCCTGCTTCAGTCGTTTTTTGCGTCATCAAGATCAGCGTCTTCGCCAAGGCCAAACAAGAACAGCTCGATCTCATTCAGCACATTCTCAGGCAGCTGTCGCTGCAGCTTGGCAGCATCAGCAGCGGCAAACGCCTTAGTGCCATCCTCAAGCTCAGCCATTTGGCAAAGCATGTTGGTGCTGATGTCCAGCGCCTCATCAGTGCCAGCCAACTGCTGTGCTTTCTTGCGGTCTGCGCGGGTGATGGGCTTGAAGTACAGATCAACGATTTTTTCGCCGTCTGCGTTCTTCATTTCAAACTTGCGACGCTGGTTGAGGTCAAACGCCCCAACCAGCAGGTCAACAGTTCGAGATTGAGCAGGCATTTAAGCGATACATTTATCGCTCAAACTATAGCCTCATCACTGAAGGTTGCCGGTGATGGTGCCGCTGGTGATGAAGTTGCAGGTGACAATATCAATCTCACCGACGGTGGAAGTGATCTCCATGTCGGTGATGATTCCAGCGAAACTCACAGAATCAGTGCCAGCAGATGTACCGGTGGTGAACAGTTCAAACGTGGCGTCCGCAGGATCTGCAGTCGTCAGAACGTCTTCAAGAAAAGCAGCCTGGCCGGTGGCGTCAGGGTCGTAAACCAACTCGACGGTGCCAGTGCCGCTGATCATGCTGCCAACGAAACTGCGGAAGGTGTCCCCGTGCTTAGAGACATCCAAAGTTTCCTTGGTGGTTGAAAGGCTCCAGCTGCGAGTGCCAACGATGGTGGCGTTGCTTGAGCCAGCGGCGTCAAATTGGACTGCGCCTTGTTCTCCGCGAAGGACGGCCATGGTCAGAGTTCCTCGATAGATTCAAAGGTCACACGGACCTGAGTTTGAAAATAGCCCTCGGGAGCTGGTGAAGCCAGTGCCTCTGGACCTGTTGCAGCGTCGAAGAAAACCCCCGACACGATCACCCTATTGTAAAGGTCACGGACACGCTTACCAATCACATAATTTGCGCCAGGCCCAGCACCTTGCGGCGTGAAAATGTTGATCAAGACAAGACCGACAATCCTGTTCTGGGAGTTGCTGGTTAGACCCTGGCCCAGGTATTCACCAGCACCAAAAGAAGTCAGACACTGTACCCACGATGAGTTTGGCGTTGGCTCATACGCCATGTTGTAAAACACCACCGGCAGCGCAGGGCTGTTTGCAAGCTCCGTCGCCAATCGACCTTCAATGGTCGATCTGATGGTGTTGAGATCTGCTGCGGCCATCAGTCTTTAGCGACAATCCGACGATATTGGGTCTTGGACCACGCCTCAAGCTCTTTTCCAATCAACTCAGGGAAACCTGGCGGCGGGCTTGACCTAGGCACGCCGCCCCAAGACGAGGGCAAGTTATTGCCAAAGCAAACCGGCTCTGCATATTCGACAGGATTGGTTATCTCGCCCAAAAATGGCTCGATCGTGTGTTGCCAGCCATTCACAAGGTTGCCTGTTCTGACAGGGGTCTTTTCTTTGACTCGTCGCTCCCACTCAAGCGTCGTCGCGACCACCAACTGCTGAACCTCAGTCCCCATGTGGTCAGCAATCTGTGTGATCTTAATTTTGCGCGTCATGGCTAGGCCCTCAAGATCAGCTCATGAGTGATCGCCGTGTTGTCCTGCTCAGTGGTCTGCACAGCGATGATCTGATGAACCACGCTGTTGATCAGCACCACGTCCTTGGTCTCAGGGGCTGTGGTCAAATCACTGGCCGCCACCGTTAGCCGTTTGTCTCCGGCTTGAATTAAGCCGTTAACCTCTCGCAGTGCCACATCCTCCAACACGCCTTTCACGTCCGTGTCGGAGTTGCTCTGACTGATAACACCCGTGGTCGTGTTGTATGACCCGGCAGTGACAAACCGAACCGTCACGTCACCGCCAAACTTGGTGATGACTTTGCTGGCTACTTTCCTCAGCGAGTCAGCAAGTGCCATCAGACGCGATAAGCAAGGCAGGCACCGCTGGTCAGCGTGATGCTCGTAATGATGCCTGACAGCTTGGTGTCAGCCACAAAGGTCTCACCAGCCAGGCTATTCCCGGTTGCGTTTTGCACAGTGATCGCACTGATCACGGTGTCTTCCTTGAAGTAAATCAAGCAGAAGCGACCAGTGTGTTCGGCAGTGTCTGAGATGAACTCGAAGCCGCCTTTTAGGTCTCCGTACATGGTCAGCTCCGTTTGATAGCAATGTTGCCTGGTCCACTAATTCTAAGCCCCGTCAGATAGCGTTCAAGCAACGGCGGGACACGATCAGCGCCAACAGCACCAGTCTTGTCAGGAGTGACATTCAGGCTGCCCAGCTGGACGCTCTTGAAGTCCTCAAGTCCGCTCAGCCCAATGCCGTCTTTGTTGTTGTTCAGGTAGACAGCAAGGACAACCTGAGCACGTTTGACCTGATCAGGAATTTCAGTCTCCGAGAAGTAATCCTCAGAAATGCGAAACGGAAACCCCGTTGCGTAAGAATTTATATAGGTATCTGGCCGCCTGACACCAGTACGCGGCCATTGCAGTGCCTGCGTGTTGGTTGCCCTGGCTCCAATAAATCTTTCGCGGTCTAGCCGCTGTGTTGCGGTGTATAGAGCCCTGTTCTTTTGGTCAGTGGTAGCAGAGGCCCAAGCGGTCACATCTGCATCCTCGACCATGCCATCAACAATGTCCTGAGCGTCACTTAGCGTCAGGTAGCTGTTGGCGCTTGCGCCGCCCGCTGTTGCGTCGATTGTTACTGCCATCGGGCGTCACAGTAGAAGTCTTTTTGGTCGGCTTTTCAGGAGCGGAGGCCGCTGCTTGTGCAGCAGCCTCACGTTCCTTCATCCGCC